TATTATTTATAACTAAAGTATTAAATTTTTCTAATTCATTTAAATATTCTGTTCCTGCGTTTTTTTTAACTTGTGTTCTAAAGGCATTATTTAAAAATTTTAAATTACCTACATCAACTGTTTCTCCAGTAACACTACCAACTTCTTTATCTCTAATTTTTTTTCCTAAAGTTTGCATAGTTTCTCTTACATCAGTAAGCATAATTTTTGCATTTGGAGATAATAAATCTTCATAAATACCAGGTTTAAATATACCTTCTGTCTTTGCAACACTAATTAAATTTCTTTTTTCTTTTTCTGTAAGAGTTTTAAGAGCTTTTGCTATTTCATCTGCATCTATCATTTTAAGACCTGTTGCAGCATCTAACGCTTTACCTGCTTTATCTACATTTTGTTTATAAGTTTTTCCTAAATCATTTATAATTGATCTAGCTTCAACACCAGTTACTTTTGAACTTCCATCAGGTAGTCTAAATATAGATTTTGTAAGTAATTCTTCTGATTGTTGTTGTTTTTTAATAATATTTTGTATAACAGGATTTTGTCTTTTGTTAATAACATTTTGAATCATAACACCTGCATCAAAACTATTTATTGGTTTATTTCCTGCTCCTGTTCCAAAACCAGATTTTAAAACAGTAAAATAATCATTTAATGCTGTTGCTTGATTTCTACCAAATTCTCTAAATTCGTTCATGTAACCAAGTCTTTTTACATTTTCAAATGCTTGTTGAGTTGATAACATATCAGCATCATCTATAGCTTGTGCCAAAGTAAATTTAACTTTTGAGTTTATGTTAGCTTTATCTAAAGTGTCATTTATAGTTTTAGCTATTTGATCAGGTTCTTTTACATCATCTAAAACTTTTAAAGCATCATCTCCAACTATTCTTCCTTTGATTAAATTGTTTACACCTTTAATAGTATTAGCAACTGCTAATCCAGCAGTACCAGCAGCAAGAGATATTCCTGCTGTTTTAAGAGCTTCATTAAATAATTCTTGATCTGTTAAATCTTTATTTATGTTATAAAGTTTTTGACCTAATTTTAATCTTGCATATTCACCTGCACCTGCAGCTAAAGCACCTGCCGCTATTCCTCCTGCACCTCCTGTTGCAGCTCCTACACCAATCGTTGCAACTAAATCTGGAATAACAATCATAGCATCTCCTCCTAAATCTGCAAAATCACCTAAATCAACTCCTGGTGCATCTACTAAAGCATATTGTTTAGTTTTAGGATTATAATATTCTAACTCTCCTGTATTAGGACCTACTCTTACATCTACATCTTGATTATATAATTTTGATAAACTATTTTTTACTGCCAATTTTTTTTGTTCTTGATTATAACCTAATGAAGCACCAAATCTTGCTTTACTTGAAGCAGGATCATTTACAGCAACACCAGAAACTTTAGCTATTTCAGATGTTATAGGTTTAAATTTTGATTCTGTTTCTTTAAATTCAAAATTACTTCCAAATTCATCATCAGGAAATATAATTTCTTCACTAAGTCTTTTAGAAGCTATATTAGGAAATGCTTGTTTATAAAAATCACTTTCATCAATTTTTCCTTTGTATGCTTTTTCATACAAAGTTTCAGCCAATTTTATATCAGGTATATTTGCATACTCAGGATGCTGTTTTTTATAATCAGCTATAGATGACATATTATAAAATACCTAAAGGATCGTAACCTTCTGGTTTACCTTCTTCTTTTTTCTTTTTCTTTTTAGGTTCAAAAATTGAAATATCTCCACCTAATGATTTTATTTCTGCTTTAGCTCTTATACCTTCTTCTTTTAAAATTTGATCTAAAGATGCAGAAAATACTTCTCTTGAACCACCAAAATTTATTCTATTTAATTGTCTTATAATATCCCCTTCAGATAATCTTGGATTATTAGGTTCAGCAATTTTAGCTAAAGCATATCCTAAATTAGTTACTGAAGATTTCATTGTTGCATAATTTTTTGCACCTTCTGTAAAACCTTTTGATTTTAAATATTTATCAATAGCTTCTGTATCTTCTATAATTAATGTATTTTTAACACCTAAACTTTCAGCTAATTGTGAAGTTTGATCTGCAAAACCTTCAGCTACAGCGTAACCTACACCAACAACTCCTGTTTTTGTTTTAGGTAATCTTGTTTTCATATCGCCAATAAATTCTGTTAAAATATCGTATTGAGTTTTTAAACCCTTTGCTTTTGTTTGATCTTTAATTTGTTGTCCTGCTAAACCTGCTGGTAAAATTTCTACTTGACCAGTTTCAGTATTAAATCTTGTTACTGTGCCTGTAGGTACAGGTACTAAATTAGGGTTTTGTGCAATATCTTGTTCAGTTGCAAATTCTGTTCTACCTGTTTTTTGATTATATACAGATTTAGTTCCTCTACTTTTAGGTCTTAGTAATTTTTGTATTTGTGCAGTTTGAGTTACCGCAGGTATTAAAGAACTAAAAGGATCTTGACCTTTTAATCCTTGACCAGCAATACTTGCACCAATTAAAATATTAGGATTTATATTTCCTAAATTATTTAATAAACCTCCTCCAACTTGAGGTTGATCTAACAATCCTTTTTGTTGTTGTTTGGTTGCGTAGTCCATCATCAACATTTTTCTAAATCTATTATCTTCTATTGCCATTATATTAATCCTCTTGTTTGTAGATACGGAATGTTAAAAGGGTTCGTACCTAAATTTTGTGCCGTTAAAGCTCCATACGGCTGCGTAGAGTAGCCAAACTGTTGTGCTAAAGGGGTAATAGCCATAGTTTGTGCTACATTAGCTTTTGCAGTATTATAGTCGCTTTCTAGTTGAGATGAAAGCCCAGATTGATTACCTATATTAGCAAAATACTTATTTACTTGCGATTCTATAGGTTGTTGTCCTCCAACTACATAAGATGCTTGTGGTATTAGTCTTTTAACAGCATCTGATTCAGGTTGTGTTAAATTTTGTAAATTACTTACATCACCTGTATCATAAAGTTCTTGAAAAGAACTACTTCTATAACCTTGATCAAAATATTCTTGATCTATTGATCTTTGATTTTCTAAATCTAAAGTATCGTAATCTACATTTAAAACATCTTGTGCATATTGACTAGGTGTTTCATATACATCTTCACCGGTAATACCAGCATATTGATTTTCAGGTGTTCCAAAAATATCTGATACAGTTCTAATACCTGCACCTATTAAACCACCACTTGTAATATAATCTGTAACTTTATCACCAAATGTTTGTTCTTGAGTTGGTGTAAAATAAGCATCACTAGCATTATAAGAAGAATCTATATCTGATCCACTTACAGATGTTGTAGGAGATGTTGTAGAACCACCACCATAATAATCTGCGGTTACAGCACCAGTATCTCCACCACCTCCAGTTAAAGCAACTTCATCTACTAATGAAGAATCTGGACCATAGTAATCTGCTGTTACTTCGCCTGAACTTCCAGAATCAGATCCTGAACCTGAACTCATATTAACCTCCAAAAATTATAATAACTAAACAAAAAGCTATAAACATTCCTATTAAGGCTTTGCTAGGATTTTTTTGTATCTTAATGTCAAAGTCATACATGATCTTTCTTATTTTATCCATTAAAGTAATCCTCCTAATAATCCTGCTCCAGCACCTATTAATGGTCCGACACCAGGAATAGCAGAACCTATTAATGCTCCACCTGCTGCAGTTGTTAATGGGTTTGCTCTTGTATCTACTTGACCTGCTGTTACAGGAAAGCCTGATGCAATAGGTGAAACTAAACCAGCATATTGTTGTAAGGCTTGAGCTGGTGCTAAGTTTTGTTGTCTTTGTATTTGTTCTAATTGTTGACCTGTTTGTAATAATGAAGGAGCTCTTGTTGCAATACCTAATTGTCTAGCTCTTTCAGCATCGTATTGTTGAAAAGCTAAAGGTAAAGCAGCTTGAGCAACTTGAGAAGTTACTTGTTGTTGTGCTAATGGTGATGTAGGTGTTCTACCTGCTCCACTAAATTGTTGAGCTACATTAGTATAAATATCTCCAGCAGATTTTTGTATCAAAGGAGATAAAAAAGGATTTAAATATTGTCCGCCAAGAGTTGCAGCTAATTGTTGTTGTGCTGCTGTTCCTAATTGTTCTTGTTGTGCAAGACCTGTTAAAGTTTGAGTTGTAGGTGCAACATAACCTGCTGCTTGTGGACCTTGAGCATAAAGTTGACCTGCTTCTGAAATAATTTGATTTAATGCTGGTTGTGCTGCTGCGTAAGGTTGAACTGATTGTGTAGTTGTTTGACCACCTCCTGATGATCCTCCTCCAAAACTCATTTTTTCTCCTCTTGTTTAATTTTTTTTTCTAATACAACATGAGTCATATTATAACCAAAATTGTTTAAAACTTTTTTCCAACCTGGTCTAGCAATTAATTCCATCATTTGACATTCTTCGTCTTTTGCAAACTGCTCAATGTCTTTGACTAAATGTTGCCATTTGTGTCTTTGTTTACCGGTCATAATATATATGTGGCAAACTTTTCCTAACTGTCTTTTTATAATCTCAGTTACGACTACACCAAAATATTTTTCTACTGATGTAGGTTTTGTTTTATCCCATAAAACCCAAATTTGAAACTTTCCTTCTTTGGTTTTATTTAAAACAAAATCTGAGCTAGTAAGTTGACTTGAATAAGCTAGAGCATTTTTAATATCTTTTTCTACGATTGCCCAAACCTTATCAAGTTCTTTGACAGGTATTCTAACTAATTCCATAAATACACTAATATCTTATCTTTGTTAAGGACTTTTTTCGTCAAATATTTCTAAAATTGAACAACTACCACTTATAGCATTAGCAGATCCTGCTTCCAGCCTAAAAATATCTCCTGATTCTAATACTAAAATTCCATCTGATAAGTCTTGTGAATTACCAGCACCTAAAGTGTGTTGATCTACTTGATAGCCAGTTGTTGCAGAATTGTCATATAAATGACCTTTAACTACAACATTACCTGCTCCATAATTTGCTACATGAACATTTTTCATTAAAGCTGTTCTACCAGTAGGACAAGTATAAATATCTGTTATAGCAGTAGTAGTTAAATTAAATTGTGCGTTTTTATATATATTAGCCATAGTAATTAAAAGGGATAGGCAAGGTGGTTGGTGGTATTGCCTACCCCAATCGGTATTCTATCACTTTTTAAACCAAGCTGGTAGTCCTAAATGCGGTCTTCTATCATTTACATTTTGATTTGCATTTTTAGACTTTTGATCATTATAGTGTAGAAAAACTTGACAGCAGTCGTTACCTTGAAATTCATCTCTCCAATGTTCTAGTTCCATACCTCTATACACTAGCATATCACCAGGTTTTAAAACGACTCTAGTTCCTTTGTTGTTGCTTGATACAGTAATTTTTTTACCATCAGGAATACCTACATTCTTTTTAGGTTCTAAATATATTGGCCACAAATCACCACCTAGATTTAATGTTGTAGATATTTCACAACTAAATCTATCTTTGTGTCTGTGCAGCACATCTCCTGTTTTATATATTCTTGCATAAGAATAAGTTGGATTTAACTTAAGTCCTGTTTTCTTTTCCATAATAGGTAAAGTTCTCATCAATAAAGTTTCCATAGCTATATCTGCATAATGCGAATATGTATTTGGAACTTGTTGATCAGCCCAAGTACCCCATTCTTCTGTAAAGTTAGAAATGTATCTGTGATCAAATAAAGTTCTTGCAACTTGTCTTTTTAATAAAAAATAATTGTAAACAAATGTTGCTATATCTTTTGGTACAGCTTCTTTGATGACACAATATTTATTTTTTTGGAAGCTCATTATTACTCCTTTCTTTTGAAATTGCTGTTTCAACAACTTTAATATTCCAATGTATAAATCTAAAAGGTTCTAGTCCTGCATCTACTGCAAATTCATGTGGAACATAACCTGGAAAAATAATCATTGTTCCTGGATTAGGTTTGTAATGTACTTGATTAGTTCCCATTGTAATTTGTGATTGATTTTTTAAAGGTAGTTTTGTCATCTCTGCACCAGGTCTTGGTTCATGGAATATTGGATAAGATGTTTTCTCACTACATTTTAAGAAATAAAATCCTGATACATGTTGATTCCAATGTTGATGTGTAGAATGATGACCACCACCTTTTTCACTAAATTCTTGCACCCAAAATTCTGTAAAGTGTAAACTGTGATTTTGTAAATTAAATCCTTGCCAATCCAAAAACTCATAAGATCGTTGACCTATAAATTGTACTAGGTCTTTTATTTTAGGATCATTTGAAAAACTTTCACTATGTTTTGATAAACCAAATGTACCTATATCTTTTTTCCATTTTGGTTCATTTTTTAATTTATCTTTAAGAAGTTTATCAGCTTTCTTAATATATTTATTTGTTACTTTAGTTGCGTTTTTCAAAAACATTGGAGCTTCTGCGATCCATATTGGTGTTTGAAAATAAAATGCAGATTTAAAATTTACATGGTTTTTGTTTTGTTTATTACTTCCGCCTTGTTTTATATTATTCATATTATTTAAATGGATAGCCAAGATTCCAAATGACTAAACTATTCCTTTCTCCTTTTGTTACTGGTTTAACTCTATGCCAAACAAAAGAAGGAAATACAACTAAAGAACCTTTAGGTAATATTTCAGTACAACTTCTTAAGTTAGGTTTCTTATCAGGATCTAAGTTTCTTAGATCAAATTCTAGTTCACCACCTTTATATTCTTTAGGGTCTGTCAAAGTTACAGTTACAGATAATTTTCTTATTTTACCTTTTGTTGGACCTTCTTCTACATAAGGTTTATCCCAACTGTCACAATGCCAATCATAATACTGACCTTTTTTATATATGGTAAACTGACAAGATTCAGAATGATCCCATTCAAAGTTCCAACCTGCATTTTGATTTGCTTGATGTATATAAGGTTGTATTTCTTTGTAGATCCATCTATCGTTCATCCAAACAATATTTGAATTTCTTTTTTTTTGTAAATCTTTTACTTCTTCTTTGGTGAGAGGTTGTTTGTTTAAATCTCTATCCCTACCATAACCACCTGTAATAGCCATAATCTCTCTGTTCTTTTCTGCCTTACCATACTTAACAATTAAATCGCAAATTCTTGGTGGTATTGCAGATTCAAAGTACCAATAATAATTAGATAAATTCATAATTTAAAGTTAGAATTATATTTAAACCATTAGAAGTATTAGGTGAAAAAGAATATTTATTAGTAGCAGGAAACATTATAAATTCATTATTTTTTATAGGTATGTGCCAAGTTCTATTTTTTCTTCTATTATCATCATATTCAATAATACATTCAGAAGAATTTTCTTTAACATCAACACCATAAATAACTGTGTAATCAGGTGAGTTTCTTAAATCTACAGGTTCAACTTGATTTCTAGTCCAAGATTTTTCTTTAGGGTGCATAACATTACCATGCATACTTTTATTAACTAAAGTAAAACCATGTTCTAATCTAACATGATCTCTTATGTAGTCTTGCATCCATTGTAAAGGTTGTGAAAAAGGCACAGCATAATCGTCAAAAGAATATGCTTTTGGATTATTGTTTATTCTATTTTTTTTGACGTAGGATTCTATGATGTCGTTTCTGATTTGATCTCTGTCTATTTCAAAACCTTTAGGCATGGCGACAGGACCATGAATTAAACTAATCTCCGACAGTACCACCTTCTGCATAAATTAAGCTAAGCTATTTTCTATATCCCAAGATTGACCAGACTCATTCCAGTTGTATGACCAGCTGTGAGTTCCAGCTTCGTTTTGTGAAGTTTGTTCTGCTGTTAAAGCAGGAGCATCACCTGCTGGTGACTGCCATCTTGCTTCTGCAACATTTAAAGTCCAACTAGCATAAGGTTTCTTACCAATGAAAATATCGTTATCTTCATCATAAGTCATACCTATGCCTGCGTAGTTACCTCTTAAAGGTGTTCCGCCTGTTTTGTGTTGTCCGCCAGATGTATTGTAAGATGTTTTTTTCCAAAGCGGCCAGCTATGGATTCTTTCCAAAAACTGTCTTCCTACTTCTTCATCTTCAATACCATCAGCATTTTGACAATCTTTATCAGCTACAACATGAACTGCTATAACTTTATTGTTTGCTCCTAATTTTGCGTAATGTGCCATAATGTTTCTCCTTATATATTATTTTTTAATTCATTTCAACTATTGTCTTTTATATCTAATAATTACTACCCCTGATCCACCATTACCACCTTGCATTCCTGGACCAACTGGTGGACCAGCTTGACTAGTTGCACCTCCACCTCCACCTCCTGTGTTTGCTACTGCATTACAACCTGTTACAGCACCTGAAGGATTTTTAGCTCCACCTGCACCTCCACCTCCTGAACCTCCTGAAGCTGAACCACAAGCATTATAATTACCGCCACCACCTCCGCCTGCTACAAAACCTGAAGCTCCAACACCTGGGCCATAAGTTGGTGAAATATCTACACCTGCTCCACCTGGACTTGCTACAGTAGGACCAGATGCTTGAATTGCTGCAGCACCTGCTCCACCTCCTCCACCACCATTACAACCACCTATTGCTGCACCATTATTTCCTTGTGAAGGCGAAACTGGTGGAGTATTTCCACTTCCTCCTGCACCTCCAGGATAAGCTCCACCACCTCCTGAACCACCATCATTTCCTGTATAATTTGGTGCTGGTGAACCTGGAGCTTGTGATCCTCCTCCACCTCCACCTGCTGATGAATTAGAAATAAAAGTTGATATACTACCATCTGTTCCTGGAGGTTGAGGTGTTGCTCCTGGAGGATTTCCAGCACCACCTCCACCAACTGTAACTGGATAAGATTGAACAGAAATTGGTTGAGATGTAAATTGTCTTAAACCACCTGCTCCACCTCCACCTGCACCTCCTGATGTGCCTGTTCCGCCACCACCTCCACCTGCAACAACAGCATAATCAATTATGTTGTTTGGTGAATTAGTGGCTAAACTATTTACTGTAAATGTTCCTGAACTTGTAAAAGTTCTAATTTCATAATCTCCTGATTGTGATGGAGTTCCTCCTGATGCACATATAAAAAGTTCTGTTCCTGATGGACTTTCTGTAACTGATTGTGAAGTGGCTAACCAACCTTGTGTTGAATCAACAAAAACTAAAAGAACTGATCCACCTTGTACTGCTAAAGTAGGATCAACCGTATTTCCACCGCCAATTTTATCTGAACCATTTGGATTTAATGTAACTGCATTTGTTTGCCAAGTTCCTGCATAATCTTTTAAACCTACAATAGCACCTGCAACACCTGCTGGTAAATTTACTGTTACAGCACCACTTGTTGTGTTTACAAAATATCCTTCACCACTTGTTGCTGTGAAAGTAGATGTTTTAATAGAACTTGTTTGCCAGTCAACTGTTCCTGTTCTACCAAAACCTGTTTGTGTAGCACCACAAGCTAAAGTTACTGTTGTGCCTGACTCACCTAATGTAAGTGTGCTGCCTGTTCTTTTTGTTACTGTGTTTACTTTAATTGTACTCATAATTTATCCTATTGAAACTTATATCTTATAATTACTATTCCTGAACCACCGTTCTTTCTACCACTTCCTGCAGTACCACCACCACCACCACCTGTATTTGCTGTTCCATCTGTTGCACCAGTATCAACTGAACCATTCCAATATGAACCAGTGCCACCACCTCCAACACCTCCAGGAGTAGTAACTGCTGGAGCAGTAGGAGAATATTGATTTCCACCGCCACCACCAGCAAAAGAGTTAGGACTTGCATTAATACTTGTTGTTGCACCAGCACCTCCAGGACCTGCTATTCCACCAGATCCTGGACCAGCTGGTCCAGTAGAATTTCCTCCTGCTGCTGTAGCTCCACCACCGCCTCCACTACCAGTTTGGTCTCCAGAATTTGAATTACCACCAGGAAATCCTTGTGAAGGACTTACTGGAGGAGTGTTTCCTGCTCCACCTTGTGCTGGTCTATTAGGAGCTGGTGCGGCTGCACCTTGGTTGGCACCTCCCCCTGAACCTCCAGGAGCTCCATTATAAGTTGGAGTTGAGAAAGGTGAGCTTCCTCCAGCTCCTCCACCTGTACTTGTTATACTTGAAAAAATTGAATTTGATCCTGGTGTTGCTGCGGAAGGACCTACACCACCTGCACCAACTGTTATTGGATAAGTAGTATTATTTATTGTTAAACCTGAATCTGCTGCCGCTAATGGACTAGCTGTGTAAGAATCTATTGGTGTATCTTTTCCCTCTCTAAAACCTCCTGCACCACCACCGCCAGTAGATCCACCACCACCACCAGCAACAACCATGTATGAAACTTTATCTCCACCACCTGCTGCATTTCCAACAGAAGATACTGCAAAACAACCACTTGAAGTAAATGTATGAATTTTAAAATTTCCAGAAGTTGTAATAGTTCCTCCAGTTGCTGACGTAAAAGAAGCTCCTGTTACATCTGATGTTGAGTCTTGAATATCTTGCCAACCTTTAGTTCCATCCACATAAATTAAAGTTACTGATTGAGACTCTGTGTTTAAAGTTGCATTACTACAATTACCATTAATTTTTGATCCATTTCTACATAATGTTACATTGTTAGTGTCCCAAGTGTTTCCGTAATCTTTTAAAGCAATAATATCTCCAGCCGAAGGAGAACTTGGAAGTGTTACTGTTATTCCACCAGATGTGGTATTAATAAAATATCCATTGCCTGAAGCAACTGTTAAAGGACTTGTCTTTGCTGTAGTACACCAATCAACTGTGCCAGTTCTACCGAAACCTGTCTGCGTTGCACCTGATGCTAAAGCAACAGAAGCTCCACAAGAACCTATTGTAATTGTTGATCCACATTTTTTAATGATGTTAGAATCGTCTGAAACTTTTTGTATGTTATCTGTTTTAATTATACTTGCCATAATTATTGAAATTTGTATCTTATTATTACTACTCCTGAACCGCCAGCACCAGCTTGTGATCCTTGTACATTACCACCTCCTCCACCTCCAAAATTTGCTGTTCCATTACCACTAGCTAAAGTGACACTACCTGTTCCACCATTACCACCTCCACCTGTTCCTCCATTATTTAAATTTGTATTTGGTGATGTGCCTTGCGCACCACCTCCACCACCACCACCTCTTGTAACTGGAGAGGCTGATATAGAACTTGTAACTCCATTTCCACCTGAACCTGCATTTCCAGCAGAACTTGGACCTTGTGTTCCATTAGTTCCCACAGCACTAGCGCCTCCACCTCCAGCCATACCTACAGCATTTCCTGGTCCTGGACTTGATGTTCCGCCATTATTACCTTGTGGAGGACTAACTGGTGGAGTGTTGCCTGAACCTGCAGCAGCTGATCCTGATGGACCATTACCTGATCCACCACCTGAACCACCATCTGCTCCATCTCCACTATCGTTTGGTGAATTGCCACCTGCACCTCCACCTGCTGAAGTGATTGTACTAAAAATTGAATTTGAACCATTTGCTTTTCCTGTTCCAGGATATGCTGGATTTCCTCCTGCACCACCTCCTCCTACTGTTATAGGATAAGTTTGAACACTTACAGGTAAACCTGAACAAGGAGTTGCAGCTAAAGGACTAGCTGTGTAACCACCACAAGCTTGTTTACCTTCTCTAAATCCTCCTGCTCCGCCACCAGCCCCTGTTCCACCACCTCCACCAGCGACTACCACATAAGAAACTTTAGCTCCAACTCCTGAACCAAAAGTATTTGTTACTGAAAAACAACCATCAGAAGTAAATGTATGAATTTTAAAATTACCACAAGTAGTTACTGTTCCACCAGTAGCTGCTAAAAAACCTGGATTACCTGTGACATTAGAAGTTGAATCTTGTACGTTTTTCCAACCTTCTGTTCCATCTACATAAACTAAAGTTACTGATTGACCTTCTGTTGTTAAAATTGCGTCAGCACAAACTCCACCAATTTTTGATCCATTTCTTCCTATAGTAACATTGTTAGTTTGAAAAGTGTTTGTGTAATCAGCTATAGAAACTATATCACCAGCACTTGGTGATGCTGGTAAAGTAACTGTTACTGCTCCACTTGAAGTGTTTACAAAAAATCCATCACCTGACACAGCAGTAAACGGAGATGTTTTAGCTGTAGTACACCAATCTACAGTTCCAGTACGACCAAAACCTGATTGAGATGCACCGCTTGCAAGTGTTACAGTTTTACCTGAACTACCTAAAGTAAGTGTAGATCCGCATTGTGTATCAACTTGATTTACGTTTATTTTACTCATTAAACTATTACTAACGTTCCTGTTACTGTTACAGTATTAACAAAAGTTACTGGTCCTGCAAGGACAGCATTTTCTAATACCATATTTTTATCTAAAGTTCCTGCATGATGATAAACAGTTTCTGTTGCTGGTTTATCGCCAATAAAATCTTGTTCAAAAATATTCATCTATTCTCCTTATGTGCTAATTGAGTCAACTCTACTAATCCAAACATCTACACTTGATGCAGTATTAGATTGTCCTTTTAAAACATCTGTATTCTGCATAACGACTTTAGAACCTGACTGAATTAGTTCAACTGAACTTGCAGCAGGTAAACTTAAGTCTTTAACAAGGTATCTATCTGTAGAGCCATTCTCTGAAATCCATACACTAACAGTTACTGCTGATGTAAGAACATTAGCAAGTCTTAAACCAACAATAGCATCATCACTATTAGCTGTTAATAATGTAGTTGCTGTGTTTGTTATTTGACCGCCTGTTGATTCAAAGTCCTGTGCCATTTTTCCTCCTTATAAAGCTATTGCCATAGCAGTTGCAAATCCTTTTGAAGCTGCATCTGTTATTTTACTTACGTTAATATTATTTACAGCAAGATTGATCGTTCCGCTAGTAGTAATTGGTGAACCAGTTACTGTAAATTCTGATGATCCTGCGTCTGCTACAGCTACTGAACTTACAGTACCTGTAAACTGAGGTTGAACCTGTGAAAAAGTAATGTTTACACTACCAATAGTACCACCAGTATCTGTTGTGCATAAAAATATTGTATCTTCGTTTGTTGTTCCTTCTTGAATAATAACAAGCTGACCAGCTAACTCATCTACTGTATTAAAATCAGGATCTCTACTTGCTGCACCACTTGCTGGAACTAAATAAATACCATTCTCTGTAGCATCTGTTTGATCTTTAACTAAAACTTTATCACCTGTGACTAAAGAAATACCATCTAAAGTATCTCCATTTTCTAAAGCATTTGATAAATTAATATTTGCTGTTGTTGCTACTCTTGTAATAATTCTTGTTTTTAAACCTGCAACTAAATCATCTACATAACTTTTTGTTGTAACATCTGAACTACCTGATGGTGCAGACATACCTGTAATTGATCCACCTGTTATAGCAACATTATTTGCTGCTTGTGTTGCAATCGTTCCTAATCCTAAAGATGTTCTAGCAGTAGCTCCACTTTCTGTTACAAAATTAGAACCATCACCTACAATAAAATTACTGTCTGTTGGAGTTAATCCTGCAATATCAGCTAACTGTGCATCATATGCTTGAACATCACTTCCTATAGCTAAACCTAAGTTTGTTCTAGCAGATGAAGCTGAAGCAACATCACTTAAGTTATTTGCTTTTACATTTTTTGCATCTAACTGTGTTTGTATTGCAGAAGAAACACCTGAAACATAACCAAGTTCAGTTGATGTTACAGATGATACTGCAACTTTGCCTGATGAATTTGAAACTAAAGCTCTTGATGCAGTTAAGTCTGATGTAGCTATTGTTGATGCAGCACCAGTTATAGATCCTGCTTTTGCATCTAATTGAGTTTGTATTGCAGATGTTACTCCATTTAAATATTGAAACTCTGCATCTGATACTGTTCCGTTTGCAATTTTTTCAGCAGATATTCCTGTAGGTATAGAATCATTTGTTTTTGATAATGCACCAATATAAACATTGTTTAATGCACCTGATGTTAAAGAACCTGCATCCCAAGTTACAGTAACTGTTGTGTTTGTAGAAAATGATGAACTAGCAATAGTTCCGTAAAGTGTTGCAGCTGTATCTGTAATTTTAATTCTTCTACCTGCATGATAAATTGAAGTAACATCTGAACCATTAATTGTAAATGAAGTTCCACTTACATAAGCTGCTGTGTATGTAGCATCACCATCTCCATACTCAATCCATTGTGCATCATTGAACCAATCTCTAGTGTTCTTCATCAATGCTCTAATGGCATTGTTAAGATTAGAAGGTAACATTCCTTCTGCTACTGAAATACTATTTAGTGATGTGTTACTAGCTTGGGTTGTTGAATAATTTTTAATATTAGTTGGCATTTAATCTCCTATAAACCATGCAAAGACTTTATTATTTTCTTTGTTCTTTTCGTTAATTAATGTGTTTATTGCTTCTTCAATTTGTCTTTGAAAAAACTCTTGAGTTTCAAAACTATATCTAACATTATCTATATCAGTTTTGTCCGTCATCTTAAACCTATTCTTGATGCTTTTAAATC